CATCGACAACATACTCGACAGTCAGAATGCGAAAGTCAGCATCCACATTCTCGTTTGGCAAAACCACATGGATTTTATCTCCAGCAAACAAAGGTGTCATTCCATAGTCAATGATTGTACTTCTAATCGTCAGATATTCAGCAGGATCCTTGAGCTGGGCAAGAATAGCCTTTGCCCTTAAGGTGCATTCGTTGTCGCTATAGAGTTCCTCATCAACTTCAACAAGTTCTCTTAAACCGTAATTACTCTGGCTTGTGGTATCCTCTTGTGTGCTGCTATATCTTCGCCCACCAAAGAATAAGCCATCAACCCACATAGTGTTTCCACCAGCCGCGAAACCGAAATACTCAAACTGGACCTTCTTTATTTGCGTCCAATCAAATCCACTATCGACAATCCAGTCAGCCGCATTCTCAACGCCAACTTTAAGCGTCTCCAAACACCATTTGCTGTTGTCTTGGACCTCTACGCCCACGTCTACGTTGTTGCCAATTCTAGCTACATGACTATTTATATCGATCAACTTCACTGTTACCGGGTACTTTGCATAAAGGGCAAGGAAAAACTTTAGCACAGGATACAGATTCGCATTAACCTCTTTTCCAGAGTTTAAAGTGAAAATGCTGATCGCGTACTCTGCAGTTCCTCGAACATTCTTTATGCTATACGATCCCTTAGCCTTCGAACTACCATCAAGACTGATCGTATTATTGGCATCTCCAACACTCCAAGCGCCATCCGTCGGCGTCAGGCTTTCAGTCCACGCATCCTTGTCTAAAGGAGCGCTTTTGTCTGCAACACCATAGACCGTAATCCTGTTTCTAACAGCGGTGATATCTTTGCGGTATTCGCTACTTTCAATCTTCTCGCTGAGGCTTACTGAAGAAGATTTGCTTAGGCGTTGGAAAAACTCGAATTTGCCATCAGGAGCCACGCGAAAATCATACCCAATAACGCCAGACTTATCGCTTGCTGCAGCAATCGCCTTCAGAATATCAAATACTGGAGTATTCTCATATTCCAACTTGGTGAATGTTGTATCGGTATCTTCAACGAGCTCTGTCCCACCACGGTTATGACTTATTCCTGCGTAAGAATCCATTAGATCCTTAACTATGGCTTCGCCTTTTTGGCTAGAATACGTCTTTGTAACAACTTTGCGGAAGAGTTTCTCTCCCCAACATCTACCGCTCACACGAAGATAATTCTCGCTGGGACCTGACTCGTACTTGACGGTCTCGGTCCTCGTAGTAATAATCTGCGGAACATTCGAACCCCTGCCAATGCAAATATAGCCATCTTGACCAACAATGATCGGATAAGTCCCGCCCGGGCTATACTTTTTATCCCAATTCTGGAGAAGCAGTTCCCAGCTACTGACTTCTTTCGTGGCTCCTAAATGTACTCTAGCCTCAATGACATCGCCTTGAGGAGGCGTAACGGAACCCAGAACCACGGCAAGTTTTGGAATGTCAACACTCACGGAGTACTTTCAACTCCTCGACGGAAGAGATCAGCCTCTCCAGCACGCTGAATGCTACGACCTTGAGTTGGCATTTCAGAAGCAGCCTCATTGAAGCTTTGAACACTTGCAGTCGCAGCATTCATTTGTGAAGCAAAATACCACATAGCCGCGGCTGCTGCAATGATTACCGCTATACCGACACCAGTCAAAGCCAAGAAAGTCGCCGTACTGATGTTTAAGGCGTTTGACGCAGCCACAGCTGCCCACTTTGCAATGCTGTAGATGCCATGAGCTATTGATGAAAGACTTAAGGCTCCAGTTGTGGCCGCTGTGGTTGTTCCTTCAACAGCGACGGCAGCCGTGTGTCCAGTCGTCATAAGCGTGAGGAAGCTGTACATTCGAGCTGCGGTGGAAATAACCATTATGATGGCCATCACAGTGCGCATGTATTTGCTTGTCTCTTTGTCCACGATTCCGAAGTCTGAGGCGAGCATTATGAGTTCTGTGCCCATCATGGCAGTAGTCCTGATGCCACCGGCAACCGTACGCAAGCTTACGTTACAGGATTCCGCATGCGCTTGCATCTCAGTGAAGCTGGGACCTGCAGCCTTAACATTCTCGCCCATTGCTGTGGCTTCTGCGCCAGTTTTTGCAAATTCAGTACCCATCATACTGACTGAAGACTGAATATTCGTACCCATAGCAGCGGCATCCGTCTGAATCCTAGAAAACTCTGCGCTAGCTTGGTTCACTGCTCGAATTGTAATGGCAATTTCCCTAAAGCTCATAAACCAGCCTCCGATTTGGCCTGCTCAATAGCGCCAATAATGTTCATTTCAAGCTCAGGAAGATGCTCCTGCAAAGCGGGATACAGGTAAGGTCTAGCCCTCATATGCCTAGTTCCAAGCTCAACAAACAGTGCGTAAGTAGCTTCAGCTCCAACCTCAGCAACCCATTCTTTGACAGTCGAGTAGATGGAACTCTGCAGATAGCCCGTGCGAACAGGCGCCTTTCCCTTAGCAGCCATCTCAACCTGCTTGGCCCAGTTAAGAAGAAAACTCTGGACCTGACGTTGCATGCCAATATCGAATCTCTGCATGGCTACCTGAAACTCTTCAATACCTTCTACATCGCAGGTTATTTCAACGGCCACGTTTCTTCGCCTCTCTTTCCGCTTTTTCTTTCTCCTCGAGGGCCATCTGATCCATCACATTCAAGATGACACAGAATTGCTGGATGGTTTTTGCTGGCTGCCTTGCGAGCTGAGTGGGGAGCCATCCGAAGGCTTGACAAAGCCGAAACTCTGAAAGAGCCGGATGCGGCTTTCCTCGTCTAATTGCGAGAGTAAAAAACGGAGATCCTCGTGGCTCATGCCATTGAGTTTGTTGGCGACCTTTGAGAATAATTCACCAAGCTCTATGGGAATCCCGATATCCTCACCCAGTAGCTTTTCAAGTGAAATAGGTTTGCTCTCTGGCTGCTCTTTCAGTGAAGCCCAAATCGTCTCTGCTTGGATTGCAATGAAGTCGCTGCTTTCAACTTCGCCACTAACCTTACTATACTTCGTGTACTTCTGAATGATGCGGTTCCGCTTAGCCCAGGTGATCTCTTGAAACATGTAGCGCCCTTTGTACTCTTCCCAGAATCTGTCATCAATCTCTAAAACTTCAGTTTTCATGTTCAGTTCCTCAGCTAATCGCAAGAGGGCCCTTGGCTACAAACCGAGCCTTAGCACAGATCAAGTCTTCCAGCCATTTCGTGTGAGTTATGCTGTCCCATTTGCATGCAGTGAATATAGCCTTACTCGTTCCGCCGAGACCAAATTCCAAAGCAAACTCCGTGTCAGCCAGCGCATCGTCCATTTCAACTTTGCTTTCAAACTCGAGGGTAAGCTCTCCGGAGAGCTCTCGATGGCCAAATGGGATGTACTTCGCAAGATACCCGCTCGAGGTGCGGATGACAGGCACTCTTCTCGGGTTGTTGATGATGTCAAACTTCCAGTCGGTCACGCTATCTAGTGTAGTAGCATCCTTTTTGACATAGCTTTCGTGAAAGGCGACTGCGCCAGTATAGTCCGCGTAATTTGCTCCTGTAATCTTTGCAGTTCCTGTCTCGAGATCCTGACCTTCAAGCTCCATAACTGCTTTGATGACATCTTCGATGCTGCACTCAACCGAGGCCTTGCTGATGCGCATGCCCTTGAACAGCAATGAAATGATGTCCGTCGCAGAGGCGAACAAGCCCTTATAGTAGATTACTTGACAACTCAGGCTCTTGTTAAGATCCATCTTGGCCCACTGGAGCAAATTAATAGGCGCTAGAGAGGGCAATACGTAACTGACTTTTAGACCAGGCTTACGAAGACCTTTTTTGATTACTTGCAGATCATAACTTCCCGTACCACGAAGTTTGAGATTGCTTGGGTCAAATCCCGGGTCAATGACATCGCAGGGTGCCCCGAACATCGATGGATTTGCAGGCGTCGTACCAAAGACTGTTTCCTCGACGTAATAGAACCGTTCTTCGTCTACTCCATACGTATCAACCATTTTTTATTCATTCCTCCATGACTAGAATACTCCTGAAATCGACTCGAAAAGCCAGCCTTTCAAGAGAAACTCAGCCCTGAAAAGGTATGGCTTAACATCTGTGACATCAATATTCCTGTAACCGACGACGTCACAGAATGAAATCCCATAAACTTGAATTGTACACTGAACAAAATCACAGTAAAGGACCGCAGGCGTTGTGCCATTGCTTGGGTTCGTGGTCTTAGCCAAAAGCCAAACATAGCCGTTTGAGTCGATGAAATTAGGCCAGTTGGCTGAAATCGTGATAGTAAGAGTTTCGTCTCCGCCGCCAGTTCCAGACTGGGCTTCTTGCCATGCAGAAGCGACGTGATTCCAAATCTTGATCGTCGCTCCATTTCCCCCGGGGGAAGTTCCATAGCCCTCAAAACTCAACACAATTTTCTTAACGCATGCTTCCCGCGGGTCCACCTTAAACCTGAAAAGCATCAGGGCATATTCATTATTGACGCTGTGGCTCTTGGAGAATCGAACGTCATCGCTGGACCAGATTTTTTGATATTCCAGATTTGTAAGCTCTGTCCAGGATATACTCGATGGCGCCAGTTCTGAGGCTGCACCTGCAGCATAAGCCTTGTGTGGATCTCCACTCGGATATCCAAGCCCATAGAAATTGTAAATCGTCTGATAGGGCAGGTTTCGGTTCTCACGGATAATGGCGTTAATCTGCGCAGTCACCTTATCCCTCATGATCTTGCCCGCGTCAGCCCCAGGAGCTGTCTTGTCGACCGTGTAGATGTTGCATCGGAAAACCATGTAGCGACGTCTCAGACGTCCAGCAAGCTCAAGCTTCT